TCTCCTGTAATTCATCAAATATTCCCATAGACAATTCAAATCCAAGTATTGCTTCTTCAACTAATTCTGTGGATAATTTAGCATCTAATGCTTTGATTAGTGCAGGCCTATCTTCAAACTGATATGCTTTACCAGAACCAGGTACTCTTTTTGCAATGATTTTTCCACCATACAAGTCACCCATATGCCGAACATAGATGTGTGCCAATAGAAGGTGTTTTTTTTCATTATCATAAAACAATTCTTCTATGTGTTTACGGTACTTTTGTGTGCTTTCGTATTTGTTGGTTGGATAACCAGAATGTAATTCAGCCAAATCTTGTAGAATATAATTGGACCTTTTTATATCCGGTAAATCTTGAATTAAACCAGCCAATTCCGCATAATATTCCAAGATAGCATAAACAGGAAACATCTGTTGTAGATACATTACATAATGTGGTTCTGTAATTGTTCCACCAAGAAGATATTGAACGAAAGGTTTAGATTCCGCTTCTCGATGTTTTGCATTAGTATATTCTCTCAACACACTCATTTTGCCACCTGACTGAAATTGTTTTTCTTTTCAAATTTAATAATTGACCTGAATTTATCAAACAACTGGTCACCTTTATGGGATATAACAAAAATGTTGGTATCATTTCCCATCTCATGAATCAACTTTAAAAACTCCTCTGTGCCAACTCCATCCAATGATGAATCGAATACCTCATCAAGTATTAATAGGTTAGTGTTGGTGCTGTTCTTTAATTTGGCAATTTGTCGCCATGTGAATAGTAGTGCCAAATCAATTCTCATCTTCTCGCCTTCTGAGAAGTTGGCATAACTAAACTCATCACGATGCCTAGATTTAATTGTTTCTTCAAACGATTCATTGATATTAAAGTTTACAAAGAAATCCATGGCCGTCAAATACTTATTAATTAGTTTATTCATAATAGGTAAGTATTGTCGAATAATTTTTGTTTTAATACCAGTATCTTTTAATAAATTACCAGCAAATTCATAATACTGTTTTTCGGTTGCAAGGCCTTCTTGTTTGGTAACTAATGCTGCGAGTTCTGTTTTAAGTTCTTTTAACTTGGCATTTTCTTCTTCTAGGTTATCTTTGCGATTGGATAACTCATTAATTTCATTTTGTAGTTTACTGATAAAACTATTCACGGCTGTAATGGTAGAATTGTGTTTTACAACCTCGTTATTGTGTGCCTGTATATGTTGTAGTATCTTTTGTATGGTATCAATTCTATTACTTGTTTCTGCAATTTGTTTTGCTATATCTGTTAATGCACCATTAACTTCAATCTTAGTTTCATTTAGTGTGGTAATTTGTTCTTCTCTAAACTCTTGATCAATACCTTGTTTGCAAGTTGGACAATCACTATTATCATGGTAAAATCCAACTTCTTTTTCAATCTTTTTTAAACGAGATTCTAATTTAGATTCCAGATGAATCAGTTTGCCACTCTTTTTTTGCATGGCCATTTGATCTGAAATCTTACTATTCAATACATCAATATGTTTTTGAATCAGGCCAATGTCTTTGGTTAATTGTTTTATTTGTTCTTCTGAATCGACAACTTCTTTTTGTTTTTTTTCAATTTCAGCATCATTGTGTTTCTTATGTTCTTCGATACTTTGTTTTTGAAAATTAATTTTTTCGGATGTTAAATCCATTTCATACTTATTTTTGGTAGAGGTATCTTTAATGACAGCCATTTTTTCTTTGACCACACCATTCATAGATGAAAAGATTTGAATATCTAATAAGTCCTCAATAATTGCTCGTCTATCGGATGGAGATAACTGCATGAAAGGAACAAACGAGGCTGAACCAAGAATTACTACTTGAGTGAACGATTTATAATTTAATTTAAGAATAAACTTTTCTAAGTGTTCTTGGTAATCTTTGGCTTTGGCATCTTGGTCAACCATCACACCATTGCAATGAACCTCGAATGTATTTGGTTTAATACCACGAATTACTTTGTATTGTTTTTTGCCAATAGAAAATTCAATTTCAACCACACAATCGGATTGGTTGATGGAGTTTGGTAACTGTGGTTTATTAATTTTACGAAATGGTTTACCAAAAAGACCAAAACATAAAGCATCTAATATTGTAGATTTGCCGGCACCATTGTTACCAATGATGAGGGTATTCGGTGATTTGGTTAAACTAATTTCGGTAAATACTGCTCCGGTTGAAAGAAAATTCTTCCAACGGACTTTTTCAAATTTAATCATGCCTGTTCTTGGTTCAATGCCTCTACATATAATTCACGCATTACTGTTTTTAGCTTTTCATTATTAATATGTTCTTCTTGAATACCATCCACAAATTTATTAATAATTGTGATAGTATCTTCTGCTTGATCAATCATATCATTTTCTACACCTTCTGTCAAGTCTGTAAAGTCCTCGGCAATGGTAATATCAACTGGATTAACATTGTATAGGCTGTTCATAAACTTATCGAACAGATAGGGGTTCGTTTTGTTAATTACCACCACTTTGACATAGGTATTGGTATACTTACTCAAATCTTTATTGGTAATGTCCGTAATTGATTCCACTCTATCGTCATAAACAATTCTATGAAACATCACATTTGGATTTTTTATAAAAGTAAGACTGCGTGTAACAAGGTCAAAAAGATGAAACCCTCTAGGATCATTATAATCTTGCCAAGTAAGTTCATACGGGTTTCCAAGATAATGTATACCATCAGCTGAACTCCGATGATGATAGTGACCGCTAAAAGTAAAATCAAAGCGTCTGAATAATTCACGACTTAATCCTTCCTGGCTTGGCATGCCACGATACATGGCAAAGCCGGCAATCTCAAAATGTCCCATACAAATGCTTGCTGGAGTGTTTTGTATTTCTGCCAAACTGTTATTGTAATTTTCTGGACAAATCCATGGCACCATACAGATATCATAATCGATATCACTATATTTTAAATGAATGGTTTGTGGAGATGAAATGACGTTGATGTTACTATATTCTTGTAATAATAAATCAACTGAATTGACCTCATTGGTATTTTTAAAATAGGTATCATGGTTACCGGCCAACATATGTACCTGAATACCTTTTGCATACAGTTTATCAAAGAACATTTCTCTTGATCGTTTGAGTGTGTAGAAGTTTACATATTTTCTACGGTCAAAGGTGTCACCCAAAATAAGAACAGTATTAATACCATGTTCTTCAAGAGTTGGAAAAAAGGTATCACGATAAAACCGTTCATAATAATCTAAGAAATGGATTGAATCGTTCCTAGCACCAAAGTGCTGGTCAGTAATAATTGCTACTTTCATAATTAAGTTCTATCAGGTTTTTTTACTTCATCCGAGTAATATTTTATTTCTAATACGGCATGGTCTTTTAAAATTGTTTTTACAAACTCTATAGATTCTTCCATAGTTTCAACTTTTTGAAATTGAACAAAAGGTGAAGCATCTTTATCTTTTTTATAATAAGAAATTTTATAATACATAATTAACTCACATGGTTGGCGCATTAGGATCATTTTCGTCATAGAATTTAATTTCAAATAAACAATCTTTGTTTATTTTTTTGGCAAAATCCAATGACTCTCTATGAGTTTTAAACCATTTAAACAGTAAAACATCTTTTTTATCCAGTGCTGGGTGATATGTAACTTTGTACATTATACTACTCTCCTAAAAATTTTTCAATCCCTTTTGATTTCTTTACCACTTCTTTTTTGGCTTTCTTTGTTTTTTCATAAGTGTTTATAAATTCGGCTATATTATCATACAATTCAAACTGTTTGGTTGTGCCGTCATCAAACTCCATCATTTCCATTTCATCCAAAATACCCATCTGTTCTGTGGCTTTATACTTAACATATGTTTGTTTCTTTTCTTTACCTATTCTTCGTAGAAAGGCAAAATAAATGATTTGTGTAAAATAGGCAAATGGGTTCTTTGATTTGGCTGGATCAAAGTTGTCAAAATACTGTAAACAATTTTCTATACCATCCGACATCATCTCATCACGATAGGTATAGTTAATAAAATTAGGTTTATGTGATAGACCTTCCGCTATTTTCATAAAACACTCACCAATATAGTTTGGTATGGCAGGTTTTAGTTGCTTTTCCTTCTTGGCTTTCTTACAGGCCTCTTTGTAATCTACTAGTGCTTTTAAAAAATCAGCATTGTTTATATAATGTTTTTGTTTAGTTGTCATATTTACCACATAATGTTATTGACATCCGCTTGACAGATGTGTATAGTCGAGTATGTCCTTGGTTGAAAGTATAAAAGGTTCAATGTAATAGATTACCATCATGATTTAAATCCTCAAATTGTTCTAGTGCTTCGTTTATTTCTTCATCAGTCATATCTTGTACGATCTTTTTAGCTTTCAACAGGTCTTGAATTTTCTTTATTGTGTTTACATAATACTCACAGAAGTCATCAGCAGGTTCAATTACACAGAGTATATCTTGTTTCTCTAACACGGTTTCATTTTTTTTAATTAATTGAATAGGTAACCAATGCTTCATCACGAGGCCAAGTTCTCTGCCTTGAAATTCTAAACCAACATACATTGGTTCGGTAATGTCATATGCACTAATGCCATTTGCAGTTAATTGACCAACGATATCTTCACCATTCTTTAACCTGACTATCTTTATATTATTCATTTTTTAGTCCTATTTTATATATTTTGAATGGGAACTTCTCCTCATTATATATCTTTGTTCTTTCCACGAAATGTTTTAATGTGTAATTCATATGTTTTTTATAACGTAGGTCATCTGATATGTCATATAATGTGGCTATTTCTTTTCCATCATTTTGCCTAAGACCTCTACCGATGCTTTGTAACGTTCTAATAGATGATTTAGTTGGCATTGCAAATATAATATTATGCAAATTTCTAATATTGATACCAGTACTAAAAGTACCAAAGGAAGCGACCACGATAGCATCTTGTTCTATCTCCATAATTTTTCTAATATCTTCACGGTCAGTTGTATCTGTACCACCATGAACAAAAAATATTTTTCTATTGCCAATCTTCTCTGTTTCTCTTATCATATCATACAGTATTTTACCATGTTTGTCAACCATTTGATACAATACAAGTGTATTTTTACCTAAGCTAACTGCAAGATTTTTAATAAATTTATTTCTAATTTCGTGTGATATTAGATATTGAATTTCTTCGGGGTAAGTATAATCTTTTGCCTTCAAACATTCTTCATCGGTATGTTTTAAAACCAAACATTTAATTTCAAAATTTGACAGTTGCTGTTTA